CACTGCTGAATCAGGAGCCTTCATAGGAAATGAGAACACGGTTGTACTGTCTGGTCTCATAACACAAGGCTCATTAGGGATACCCTGGCTGATCATAAACGCTGTGAGAGGATCTTTTTTATCCGATCGTACACGCCTGATGTAATACTGGGCATGCTGAGGATGAATGCCACTAGCAGTGCCACACAGCTGAGACACAGTACCAGAAGGCTTGACGCAAGTGATAGCAGCAGAGACAGGAATACTAAGAGCATTTGCTGTAACTTCATTCGCAGTGACTGCTTCATGCTTAAGATCCTGTAGTCTTAATGGTAATTGATTATCATTAGGATCATTCAACAATGGATTGTCGTAGATACCTGTCAGCGACACACCCAATAGACGCTCTTCAGCAGTGTTCTTTTCCCAGATCTTACGCAGATAAGGGAAGTCAGTCATTGTGCTCTGCCAAGTGCCTAGAATCGATGCTACACGTACTTTATAGCGTAGATCCTCAATGGTATCTGTAGCCCTGACAATGACCTCAGTGAGGTTACAGAATTGGTAAGGGCGTAGGATGATCTCACTGCAGGGATTCGTTCCAAAGTCATGATTAGGATCTCTACGACCATTGATGGCAGCTTGTTTCTGTGATGCTTCTCTGTTGAAGATACCACGCTCACCAGAATGACTCTCATAGACTGAGCACCATTCACGCATGAACTGACCCACTGAAGGCTTTGTATCATACACAGCAGAGTTGTTCGCTAAGCTACGTTGTCCTTGTTGTTCCCACCAAGCACCGGCTTTAGCGTGTGCCATACGATCATCACTTAGATCGCTTAAAGATATCATTGCAGATCGTCGCACACCACCCACAACAACAACCTCCCCGATCTTGCACAGAATATCATGGCATTCAATGGACGAGAGACGACGATTTTTGGCCGCTTGGAACTTCCTAATAACAAACTTGAATAGTTCAACGAGGGGTTCTGGACCAGAAGCTCTTCCTCCAAAGGTCTTAAGTCTTGCCCCAGCAGGTCTAACTTTGGAGACATCCCATTTTGCAATCTCTCCAGCATAGAGTAAAGCAATAAGTTGTCGTAGTGCTTTAGCCCAGCCTTCTTTGCTGTCGGATACCACGATAGTAGTTTTACTATCGAATAGCTGATCAGGGACTTCAGGTAATTGATTGACATACTTAGACTCTACAGAGAAACCGACACCAGTGCCACATAGAAGGATGTACATTGCCTCATCGAATGACTTAGGATCATCGATGGGAAGATACGAACAATTATATCCTGCAATGTTCTGCCGCTCCAGTGCCTCACCAGCAGTCATCATACAGCGCATCGAAGGCATGACATCAAGGTTCAGGATAGCCTTGTGTACAGTCTTAAAGATATGCTGAGGAATCTCATACTTATGCTTCTTCAGTAACTGCTTTTGCATAAAAGCCATGTAGCGATCTACAGTCTCACCCCAGTTCTCTCTACGCCCTTGTTCGTCAAGAAACCTACTGTAGCGGCTCTTGTGGATAAATGCTTGGTAGTTATTCAACTTCATTACTCTTCCTCTTTTGTATCGTCTAGTTCGTCAACTAAATCATCAAACATGGCTTCGATTCTGTCCTCAAACCTATCAACCAAGTCTTCTGCTGTTATGTTCAGTATCTCAAGTAGAGATATCTCATCTAGTCTTTTTAGTTTATCAAACAAGTCCAGAATCGTCAAAGCCATAGTTACTCCTTGTAATACTTTTTCTTTACTAAGTCATAGTTCTCAATCAAATACTCCAGATAGTGTGCTGCTTTCTGTAGGTCTTCCTTACCGTTTTTACGGTGAAACCTTTGAATGTATTTAACTACATTAGCGGACCAAGGATCTAAAGACCAAGCACTGATGACATCCCAAGGCTGGAGTGTTGTCTGCTTGTAGTGATCACCTCCAACCTGTTTAGCTTGGTTTGAGTATTTCTGTAGCAAGTTTTTCTCCTCTACGTTGTTGCTGCCATCCACCACAGTCTTGACACTGGTATCGCTGGTACTTTCCCGTGGCAGTAGTGCTATACCCCCTCCGCTGTAGACTGTAGCTTCCACACCGTGTGCAGCTTGTGTAGTCGTTACATATACTGACGTTTGGGTGGGTTCGAATCCAGGGAAGAAATCGCTCATAGACCTTTTCCAGTAGGATAACATCCTGTTTGTTGTACTGTTCCATCACTGCCCAGGCTTCTTTATCTCTGTTCATACACTTAATCCAGAGTTCAAAGCCTTCATGCTTAGTCTTCTGTCCTAGCCCTAATGCTCTAGCAACATAGTCTAGCTTATTACTAGGAAACCTAAACTCCTTTCTAGCAGTCTTTAGTAAGTCAATCTGATGATAAGGTGCTGGTGGAGACATCTCTGCCTCTAAGAACTCCTTGTTGAGTGTCGGTATATCAAACCTAGTACCGTTGTAGTGTATCACTGCATCACACTCATCAAGTAAACTATGGATCTTCTTTAGCATCGTCTTCTTACCATTTAAGATGCTACTGAACATCACATGATCACCACCATACCACTTAGCTGCCCAACACAAAACACTACTGCTGTCTACGATCTGACTGATACTGATGTTCTGTTGAAACAAACCCCAGACATACGCAGTGTTAGGTGCTGATTCGATATCAAGTAGCAGGATTCTCATCAGCGTCTGAGTCTGTTTCGTAGTTTGTAAGATCATCGTGTCCGAAGATGTTAACGATCTTGTCAAACTGCTTAACGAATACTTTCTCTTTGACATCGTAACCGTAGTAAGCACCGATAGCTTCACAAGCTGTCTCTAACAACTTAGGCCAAGCAATACCACTATCAAAGGTAACATTGATATCAACCATGTGGTCTAATGGGAAACCATGATCAGCATGGTACTGCTGTACTTCTTCGTTATCTACTGCCATTAGCGACACATGAAAACTAATTTTACTATCACTCATCTTCATCTCCATTCATTAGGGCATCCCAGGCATTAGGGAATACTTCAGAGCAGACTCGGCAGATGTTCTCTGCAACGATCCTTGTCTCTGCTTGGGCTTCCTTTGCTAACCTTAATTGACATACTCTAGCAAAGGCGTAAAGGCTCCCACTCCAATACCATTCAGTCATCATGGATTGGGGGAGAATCATCCTAGCTTGCTCAGGGCAAATACCTTCCTTAAGCATCAGCTCATACAATGTTACCATATAAGCAGTGTACTTGTCAACTGTTTCATTCCAGTCTGTGAAACTTTGTACAGGCTCTGATGAACTACCTTGCTTGACATTGGGTGCTTTACGTCTGAAATAAGTAGGCTGATAGAACTCTGGTGAGCTATCAACATAGCGTCTACTGACTTCATTCCAGGCTAACCCTACCGTATGCTTCATCAACTGCCTAGCTACGAATATAGGTGCTTTAACCCTGAACTGGATAAAGCAATGACTGAAGGGACTCCAATGGTTATGTTTAGCTAGATACTTAATCAGCTTGACATCTTTAGGATCTAACACAGGTAAAGGGAAGTAATGGTTACTTTGCTCTGTGTCAAACCAATCAGTAGCCTCTGACTCTTTATCGAAGCTAACACGAGCAGCATTGACAACTGTTAAGTCATCGCCCATGTGGTTTAGGTAATCAACCTTTATGTTTGCCATAGACTTTTCTCAATGTGGTTGCTAGTTTACTTTGCTCTACAGTCTTCTGCTTCTGATGTATTTCCCACAGTTTAGCCTTTGATGCTAGGTCAATGAAGTGATCAAGGCTAACCAGTGCTAAAGGATCAGATCTATTCTGCTTGATGACTAAGAGGGGTTCTTTGTCTTTACCTTCACAGTGCCGTATTGCTTGTTCATAGTCTGTGTAGACTGCGATTCTTGCTCTGTTCTTGCATTCGACACCATATCTAAATCTCTCCAGTGCGTTCGTCGAGAGCCAGACATCCTCGCCTTGTGTACCCATTGGTGTGCTTTTGCAATCATGTTCGCTCAGGTTAAAGGTTTCTCTTAACTTCTCAACTACTAACTTTTGCAGTAGTCTTCCTTTGTTTTTTGCGCTTGAAGGCTTCAATATCAATCTCCGTCCATTGACTAATCCATGCTTTAGGAATGATCATCAATCCATTACACTCATCATCATGTATGGTGGCTGCAATGTGTACACAATCGTTGTTCTCAAATGTCATGAACCCTATTGCTTTACACTTTGCAGTATCACCAACACCCTTCTTAGACCATCCTGAGCTGGCTACAGCATCAACCCATTCTAAATAAACTACTGTGTCGGTGGTTGCCATAGCTCATCTTCCTGTCGTCTAATCCATAACAATTGACCATTCTCTATTACACGTTCTTGATTGTTATCGTAAGCCTTCAGCACAGCTTCGTACATCTTTAGCTCTGTATCTGCTTCAGCAAGGATCTTATCTGCTTTCTTAGGACCGATACCACGTAAGCCTTCAATGTTATCTACCTTGTCTCCTGTAAGGATTTGTCGGTAGAAGTTTTTAATAGCTTCCTTGTCGTCGATGTAATAACTCTCTTTCTTTACTGGGTTGTAGTGATGACCAGGAATCATGTCTAAGTCTTTGTCAATGGTGACGATTACCGATTTGTCTCGTAGACTGGTGGCATGGATTCCAATAGCATCATCAGCCTCTTGTCCGTTGACCACTCTGAAGTCCCAAGCAGTATGCAGGTACTCACGAAGGCGAGGAAGATGAATTGGCCTAGCTGCATCTTTTCTGTTTCCTTTGTAGG